GCGGGGAAGAAACCAGACTGCTTGGATTTGCAATGCAAAATGGTGTGCCGAACTGGAACGGAACTACACTCGCCCTACTCTGCGAGGATGGCCCGCGACGTGCCTCCGCTGAATCCGGCGCATTCCCGGTGGCTCATGGGCTTCCCGCCCGCATGGGACGCCTGCGGGGTTACGGCAATGCAATCGTCCCGCAAGTCGCGTGCGAATTTATAGGCGCGTGGACTGATACCGCTAACAAGCAGTTAAGGTGAATTGAGCAGATGCATGGGGACAGATTTTATGCCCTGTCTTTTTCAAACGAGGACCAACCTCCAAAAACCACGCCCTCATAGATGGTGTCAATCATGCGTCACCACAAGCGCGTCGAGGGATTTGAATCCGGCCATAAAATTTTAGAATGCCGCGCCGGCCAGAGGGTGGGAACTCATGCGCCGGCGCGGCTCGGTGGCGGGTTAAAATCTCCGGCTGATGCCAAGGTGGATTATTGCATAATTCCCGTCCCAGAATCCGCTGCCGGTCCGCGTCTCATATTGAGCGCCAGCCACCAACTCAAAGTTTTTGAATGATACGATGTCGAAGTCAATTCCGGCCGTGGTAATGGTTGCTATCGGATCCTTGCTTCCACCGCTGGGCTGGGCGACCAGCGCGGCCACAAAGGGCGTGCCGACGACGTTGGTTGCAAAGGTCGAGCCGATGAACGCGAACGGATGAATCGGCGCGGATAGGGTGACGCCGCCCTTCACGACGTTGACCTGTTCGGCCTGACTTTGATGCGGTGCCCACAGCACGTCTTCACCAACCACGATGCCGACGTTTTGATTGAAATTATACGCGACGGCTCCAAAGGCAAGGTCGCGGTCGCCCTTGGTTGCCCGGCCAGCGCCGCCAAGAATCGTCCAGTTCGTGGATGAAGAAACGGCGTTCGCCATTTCATCGAGTCCAGCGGTGAAGCTGGGAGCGGAGTTGGTTGATTGCGCGCGGCAGTTGATTGCCAGCGCGATAAGCAGCACCGAAGCTGCCACAAGGATGATTTGAATTATTTTGTTCATGGTTTTGGAGGTTGTGGCGCTGTCGCCGGTTGAGGTTGAGGCTTTGCCAGCATTGTTGTGTCGCTGGACGGCCCCGTTTGGTTAATGGTGTCCACCGCCTTGGCGATGTTGTTTACCGTGGTTGCATCGGCGGCGAACAGCGCCGTCAGACTTTTACCCAATGCGCTGATGATGAAGCCGACCAGGGCCACCCACCAGCACACTGCCTGATACTTTACATTGGCCCCGCCAAGAACACCAACCCCGATTAAGGTTGTTCCAAGTGTTCCGACCGCGCCGCCGAGATTTGTTTTCCAATTTGTCATAATTTGAATCCTATCATTTTCATCGGCCAGTTTGTGTTCAAGTTCACCGCGTTGGTCGGATAGCAGATGAACTTGTAGTATGGAAGCGAAGCAACGTAGGTGGGACTGACCGTTCCATAAGCCTCACCGTGTGGGCCACCGGCGTTGAACCAATACACGCAATAATTGCTGGCCACTGAAACCGAGTGGGTCGGTGACGCGGTGTTCCAGGTGTAGTACCCGCTGAAACTTCCACCCGAGTATTCATCCAACCCAACGCAATGATTGCCGCACAGACTGCTCTGTGAATTTGTGACGATGGTCGTTGGGAATATGACGTTCGTCTGGGCGCGCGCGATGAACGCGGCCAGAAACAGGCAGGTGATTGTGAGTAATGTTTTCATGTGGTTGACGTTTCTTCCTTATGCAGTTTTTGTATCCGGTCGTGGTGCCGTTTTTTGGCTTCCTGAAACTCAGCTTCGATGTGACGCTCCTTATGGAGCCAAATCTTGCGCTTGTGCCACCAAGAATTTATCGTGCAGGCAAATGAAGCAGCCCCGAGGATGGCGCACACCAGAGCCGCCCACTCATTGGCGTGTTGCAGGGATATTGCCCCGACGAACCAGCCACTCCCGATTACTGAACCTACCGTGTGTTTTATTGCATCATGGTTCATTCTACGCCCCTTTTAAATATGGATTTTTAATCAACCCCGTTGCCACGGCCCACAACGCCAACCGCGCAGCCGGAAAAATACCCAGCCTGGTCCGCGCGTTGAATGAATGAAACTCAACGGCGCTCCGCGTCACTCCAAGTTCGGCGGCAATCTCCTTGTTCGTCCAGCCGATGGCCTGGAGCTTCACGACTTGAGTCTGGCGCACGGTAAGTTTCATGGCAGGCAAACCGGCCTTTCCGTCACGCAAAGCATGCCACGAACGAATCGCAGCGGATCCGGCGCGTTGGTGAACGCGGCGAAGTAGTTTATCTGAGTCGCCCAAGGACCGATGATGCTTGTCGCCGTGTAGCACAGGCCGGTCGCCTGGATCGTATGCGCCATGGCCCGGCCACTGAACGTCCAGAGCGACAGCGGACTCTCGACGCCCGTTTTGTTCACCTGCGAAACGCCAAAGAAGAATCTCGCCGCGTCCAAGCACGGCAGGTTCGTCAGCAGCATGGCTGGCGTGGAAGAAATCAACTCATTCGTTGGCACCAATGACCCGCTTAACTCATACCAACAGTACGCGACCGCCTGCGTGCTCGCGCTGCACGTCATCGGCATGGACCAGACGTTGGTATCCGGGCCGTCCTGCGCTGCAATGGCGGCCATGGGCATCGGCGGCAGAGACTCCTTGGTCACCGGAGCCGGGACGGAGCAGCCAGCCAGCAACACGATCAAGAGGAATGGAAGGTGGTGGGTCATTGCGAGTTGATAATAACTCCATTTGTGATGTGCATTGTTCCTACCCCTGTAATATTTAGATTTGTTGTACAACCAAATGATTTCAAAGTCGTAGGTGACGTGCCTACACCCTGAAAAGTTAACCCACCAGCGGATGGGTTTGAATTTGTCTCAACGATGACTTGTCCATCCGCCCGAAAACAGCCATAAAGGCTCATCAAATTTGTTGTACTGCCTGATGCGCCATTAATATCGCCACTGCCAGAATTTGTACAATTAGCGGCGATAAACTCGAATCCATTAAAGGTTACTGGTTGAACCATGTTTACATCTTGTCTATACGCAAAAGCAGGCAACGTGCTGCCTTGGTCTGAGTACGTCGCAGAACCACCGTTTACAACACACCAGCTTCCTGGAGTGTCAAGATTTCCGATGAAACAATTTATCCCTTTCACGTTCACGCTATTGACTCCGGTGAAATTGGTTGAAACAAGTACAAGATTATTAAATGTAATTTGTTCTGGCCCACCCGATGAACATTTAGCCTCGCAGGCTATGGTCTGCGCCTTGACTCTAAGATTATTCACGGTCATGGAAATATTGTTCGTCATTGCTTCGATGTGAAAACCTTGACCTTGTGAATCAATATCAATGTCAGATACCAGTGAATTAGTTATAGGCAGATGGTCCCCCGTTCCATATGCTCCCAGCGGGCATGAAGTGTTGTTTGACCCATCGAGTATCTGCAATGTAAAATCTGACATTTTACTATTTGACGCGGGTCTTAATAAACCACCACCAGATGCGACAGCGGTATAATTAGTTAACACCAAATAGCTTCTCAGTTTTCCCATGCCGCAAAAATTGACTCCTGAAGGAACAAGCAATCTCACGTTATTAGTGAGTTGATTCACGTTCGTTCCATCCATCAAAATAATTGTCTGCCCAGCTACTGCCATGGCAATCGCTGCTGATGGAGTTGCAAGAGGGTAGTTCGGTGCATAACCAACGTTTGAATCATTTCCAAAAGGCGAAACGTAAATGTCGAAATTTGTAATCCAGTTGGCCAGGTTGGTTGACTGGGAGGAATTCCCGCTCGTGTTGTTTGTCGCCCAGCCGGTCAACTGCGCCGCCGGAAGGTTCGTGATCGTAAACTGCGCGTTCGTCTCGCCGTCAGCGGTGCTTGTGTACGTCCAATATCCATTGGTGGAAGACAGGCTCTTGAGCAGCGCGAGGTTGGTCAACGAATTCCCGTTATAGCTGACGTATCGGTTGGTCACTCCAGCCGCCGGAGACACGGTCACGAGCAAGTGACCCGCCTGATTAGTCGCGCCATAAGTCAAGATTCCCGTCGGAATGACTCCGACCAGCGCGGTCGATTGCACGTTGGTCACGAGGCTGGCGTCGTAAACGCCGCCCGGCCCCTCGATGAGCGCGTTGGTTGCGTTGCCACCCGATCCAGAACCCGGCCCGGTGACGTTGAGTTGCACGGTTTGCCCGAAGCAGTTCGCCGCGCTCAATAAAAATATGAGTAGTTTTTTCATGGTAATACCTCGACTTGAAAATTGAAGTTGGTGTAAGCGCCGGTCTGAACGCTGGTCGCCGTGCCACCGGCGCGCGGTGCCAAAAGGAAGGACGTTTCATTTCCGACGATCGGCAACTGAATCGACAAATAAACGTAATTTGAATCTGAAAACGTCGTGACGTAGGTAATCCGGTCAAGCATCGGCTCCGCGATTATCCTATCGCCAGGCAGATATCCTGTGGATGAGTCGTAATTGGTGCAGACAAGATACCACGTCGAAAGAAACGGCTGATGACCAAATCCATGGGAAGCCTGATAAAGATTGTTTGTTGAGACTGGAATATCAATTATTTCCGGCGAGAACCTGTTGACCGAAAATATATTCAGCGTGGACGTGTTCGTCGTGATTGCGATGCTCGCACCGGAAACCGTTGAATTCGGAAACGCCGCCGTGGGACTGCTTAACGCGTAACCCCATTTCCCAACCGGCCTGGGATTGAAATAATTGGTGTAACTGCCGGATGAATTGTACGCCGAATAAATAACGTAGAGTGAATTCTCCGTCCAATGCCACAGGGTGTTGGTGTAGGGCCGGTAAAGCAAAATTTGATAATTCGTCGGCGAACTGTTCGTCCAGACCGCAATTAAAAGATTCGTCGGAACGGTTGGCGTGAACGGCGTCAGCGGCGGATTTGAAAGCAGCGCCTTGCCCCAAATTGCATCCGCCGTGTTTCCGTCCGAGGTGTAAACTCCATTCACGAGGTTGCTCACTCCGGTTATGGTTATCTGGCCGTTTGGGAAATAATCGTAATTTGTCAGCGCGATCCCAATCGTCGGAGACAGTAAAAAAGTGTTTGTGCCGCTGCCGCTCAGCGTTGCAATCGCGTTCGTCGCGCCGCCTCCGGCAAACGGAACGCCGTTCAAAATAATGTTGGTCACGGAAAGATATGAAACGTTCGTCAGGCTCCAGCCCGAGGCGTTGATGTTGGTCGCCCACGGCGTCAGATTCGTGGCCGAGCCGCCAACGATCGGATTGCCATAAATGCTAAATCCTCCAGCGTCAACGTTTCCATTGATCGCAAGCGAATTCCCGTGCGGGTTGTTGGTATTGATTCCGACCCCACCAGCGGCGCGAATCAGGAATTGATTCGTGCCGGTATCGGTGAATGTAGTTCCTTGTGGGTCCGCCCACACCCAACTCCCTTTAAATTGCGATTGGGCCTGGTCGCCGGCGGCGAATTCAAATCCCAAACCGACTATCAAATTATTTTGGCCACCGGCTATGAATGAGAAATCCGAATTTGTCCCGGAATAAACCTGCGGCGTCGGATTGCCGATGTTGTTGTTTGCTCCACCAACGATTGCCGAACCCGTGACCCCTTCCCGAATGTTGTTTGTCGTTCCCCCCACCACCGCCGTGTATTTTTCGCCATAAACAAAACCGTTGTACGCTCCGATTGAAAATGAACCGTAATTGTTTTTGAAAGAGCTGTCTTCCTCTTCGGTCAAGATTTGAATTATTCCGGGACTGCCCGTGAATGGATCATTGCCATGGAACGCATCAATGTTAACGAGGCTGAATAATGACGGGGTAACAAGTGACGTGTTTGTCCCAAAGCCGAAGCTGTTTATTATTGCATTTGAAATACCGCCGCCCCCGCCAGCCGGCGCGTTGCTCCATCCCCAAGACGTTCCAGTCGCCCGGGTGAATATCTGGCCGGCCGTCCCATTGGTGAATTGCAGGTTCGCTGACAGGGTCGTGCCCGAGGCAAGGTTGCTGCTCGTCACTGAAATTGCCACGGCTCCAACCACGTTGCTGCCGTAAACCGGCGCGTTGAACACGTTCGTTGAAAGGTAGTTGCTGAACGAGTTGATGTCCCGCTGCCATTGCCACGTCGCGTTCGTGTTGTCAAAATAGCCGATACCGTGCCGGCCGCTCCACTGCTCAACGCAACCCCACCAACTGACCGGGGATGCGCCCGAGCTTTGGGCGACGGTCCAAACGTTCGTGGACGGTCCCGCCGGACTGGTCCATATGCTGACGCCGTTGCTGCGCTCCAGCGCGGTGCCACCGGATAGCTGAACCGTCCAGCCCGGCTGCGTCAGGTTTGTCCACAGGCCGGCTGAAATTCTCAGGTAGCCTCCCCACCCTTCACCAAGCACGCCGATGAAATTCGTTCCCGAGGCAAACAAAAGGGCGGTGCCGTTGGTCAAGTTTCCGGCGAGAGTTAATGATTGGGCGGTCCCATTGGTTATCGGAAGGAACGTCGCGGCGAAATTATTGCTCAGGTTGACGGACAGTTGAGCCGCGTTCGTGTTCGCGTAATTCGTGGCAATTACAAATTGCAATCCGCCGGAATTTGTCGCCGAATTAAAAAGATTGGTTGTAATTATAAGACCCGCCAGATTGGTAGCGGCAATATCGGCAAGCAGCGCGGAATTCGTTGCATCCAGTTTTGATTGGGTTGCGAAAAAAGACGGATTACTTGTCGGATAAAAAAATGAGATCGCATTGGTCCAGATTTGATTTGTGCCTGAAACATGCTGGCCAATGGTCGCAAACAGGCCGTTGGCCCACGTCGCAACAACGTTCGTTCCGTTCACAAAGATGGCGGCAAGGCCATTGCTGGTTGTCGCCGTCAGATTTGTTGCGTTTGTTCCGATTGAATAAATCAGGGCCGAAAGATTCGTATAAACTGAATTTGTGCCGGCGGAAAGTTGAGCCGAAACGGCGGCGACCAGAGCGGCGGCGTTCGTGTTCGCGTAATTCGTTGAAAGATTAAACACGATCACGGAATAATTTGTTGCATTCTGGCCAATTAAAAAGGACTGGTTGGTCCCGTTGATTCCATTGGTGCCGACAATTGCGGCCAGTGCGTTCACGGAAACGGTGCTGGCCAGCGGATTCGTGACCGAGTTCCCGACGAGTCCATTTGTGATTGAAGGCCCGGCCAGTCCATTGGTGAGGTTTTGGAAATTCACGACGTTGGACCCTTGCAGGTTGGTTAAGCCCCTTCCGTCACCGCTTAGGGTGGCTATGATTGTGCCGGTTATATTGGTGGCCGGCAGCGCGGAATTTTGGACGATGTTTGTCACCTGAAATAGAGCGTGGCCGAACAGGTTCGTTGACGTGGATTGAGCCGCCAGCATTAAAGAAAAGAGATTCGTGTAAATTGTGTTCGTCCCGTTTTGAATGGCGAAATAAAGACCGTTGCTCGTCGCAATGAGATTTGTTGAAGAATAGACGTTCGCCTGTACGTTCGCGTTGCTCGCCGCAAGATTGACTTGTTGCAACGTCACCAGATTTGATATTGAATATGGATAAACGGATACTGGCCCGAGGCTGACGAAGTAATACCAAACCCACGATGAACCATTCACCGTGTTTGTCCCGGCCAAAGAAATTGGGAAGGCGTTTGTAAAGCTGCTGACGGTGTTGTTCAGCCCGCGAATATCCACCTCGTAAGTGTACCCCATCAAAACATTTGAGAACGTCACAATCGAATTTGTGCCGGTGACGAGCGTTCGCGCCGCCGGAACGGCAATGGTTGATCCATTGAGTCCATAGGGCGCGAGCGGCGTCAGCGTGATCTGCCGGTAAATCTGTGGGGTCGAAACAAAATCCTGAATCGTATATTGAACGTTTGCGGTTTGGCCGAAAACATTCAACATTCCGAGGATTGTAAGCAATAAAAAAACGCGCGAACGCATGTCAATAGTGGCGAAAAGTTAACGGTTTCATGGCGGCGTGGGATTTATGGAAAACATAATCCGCGCCCATTTGGCCAGGTCTGGAGGATTAATCAGAGAACCCCACAAAGATGGACCAGCCGTGTACATGAACATCTGATTTTGATAACCTACCGTGAAGGAGCTAATCCCGGATTGATAGGTCACGACATCGCCCGGATAAATCACCTGGCTGGCAAGGTCCGCCGGATCGGTCAATCCCGTGTCCGCATAATAATTTCCGCGCCAGTTCAAAACCGATGCCCGGGAAAATCTGTTGTTGACGTGGTCGAACACCTCCTGAATCACCGTCGTCTGGCCGTTTTCAACGTTTATGCACCCGATGCAAATTCTGTTCTCACTGCTCAACGGGTAGGGGCCGTTCCCTTGAACGTCGCCAATGGCTATCCGCCTGGCCTCGATTGATGCCACTGGCAAACCCCCAACGGTTGAATCTTGAATTTGTATCCAAATTCCAAACACCAATTGGCCGGGCGTGGCGTCAGAGGAAATTATCAAAGGCGGATTTAACGTCGCTTCAGTTGGGTCGTCAAAACCAAGTCCGCTGTACCATGGCGTCACCCCATCCGTCCCCTGCTGAATATTGTATCGGTATCCGTAGTTCGTCGCGTTGTAAATGAGATCAAAGTCCGGTCCCGAATAATAAAACCCGTCATTCAACACTTTGTATTTTGGGCGGACCTCGACCTGGCCGCAACGGACTGACCAGAATCGCCAGGCATCCGTCACGGGGTTGACCGTGGGTGGGGTGGCTGAAAAATCCGTCGGCTGGGTAGCGTCGATGTTGCAAACCGTCGGCGCACCGCTTTCCTCGTCAAGGAACGTGATGCCGGTCGCAAACGAAGCGAAGTTAGACGGCTGATAAATTTTGAACGGGTGCGACAACTGCGGCGTGGATTGGCCTTTTCCGCCTCGCTGCCGCGCATGAAACCGCACTCCGCGAGTCGTCTGTTCCACGCGAACCGTTGGCGAATCGAAAAATTGAATCTCGGATTTAATCTTCCGCGCCATCGCCTGGGCGAAATTCGCCGCGTTTGAATTGCCGGTCGGGGCGGGGAAATTCGTTGATCTCATATCGGCGCGTAACGAATGGTTGACCAGAGAGCCAGAACGTATTCCGTCACGATGTCCACCCGGAATTGGGAATTTATCTGCTCGCGGCTGGCGCTTTTTTTCCACGACCAAAGATAATATGCGGCTTCATTCGGGTCCGGCGATTGGGCCGGTATGTTGTTTATTTTCGTGATGAGCCGCGATGGAATTGGGTAGGTCCATAAAAAACCATTGTTGACCTCGCTGAAAAGCTGCGCCGTCGTGTAAAGTTTATTGACGTTCAAATCCGCAACGTTGTAAGTGCTTTGCTGGTTAACGTTTGAAGTGTGACGTAAAACATAAAAGAACGGACCCCATGAATCCTGCGATTTTTGCAGTTCATTGTAAAGTTGAAGCGATTCGCCGCTGGTCGGAACGGAGAACGTTGTCACCGGGACCGGCCACGTCGCCCCGATGCCGTCCTCGGAGCAGGCTTCTGCCGCGTCCTCAAGGGTTGACGCTTCAGCTATCGCGCGCGCGATCACGGCGCGGTCATTGGTGCTTATGCCGGCCTGGACGAGCGGGTCGGAAAATACCGACTCGGAGGATTCATTGGTTTCAACCTCCCATTGGTCGAAGACATAATCTGGAATCGTGACGCCATTGATTGTTATTCCTTGAATCGGTGTTTGAGTTGAAAGCTCCGACAAAACCGGACTGACAAAAAGTTCTCCGCTTGCGCCCTGCGATTCGGCCAGCGCGGCCAGCGCAAGAAGTAAATTTATGTCGCCGGTGTTTTTCAATCCGAGCGTCTGGCCGGAACGCGGGTCGAATCGAACCGTGAAAGGTTTCGGGATTGGACCGAGTGTGCCGGTTTTTTTTGGAATCGTCGGATTGATTGGCATTATAATGGCATTTTAATATTTCACCGGCATGGCGTGCGCGGGTGTTTTTTTATCAATGCTTCGCAATAATTTTTCAGCCTCAATCGAGGCTTTGACCATTTGCTCATAGCCCGGCGGCGTGGCCGCGTAAGCGCCTATTTTCTGCATCGAATTCAAGTCCAGCATTTTATTTATCTGGTGCACTTCGCCGGGAGATTCTTTTTTTGGTTCCGGCTTGATAATCGCCGCCGCGATTGCGGCCCAAATTGAGCCTCCCATTATTCCGCCGCTGATCAAGTTGGACGGTTTTGGATTGAGCCAGGCACCCCCAAATGAAGTGGCCGTTCCGCGAAATTTTGGACCTCCCGCCCTCCGCTGTGCCGCGTCAATGGCGGCGCGCTCTTGCGGCGTAATGGCGAGGCCAGACGCGGAATTTGCCGACGTGAACGCGTCCGCCGCTTCAGCTCCGCCGCCCAACGCGGCCAAACCTTTTAAAGCGTACATCCAACCCGAAACGGCGCGCGAACCAATCACGATTAATCTGTCTTTCAAAGAATCCAAACCGCGCTTGGCCTCATCAATGTTTTTTATGTCCTGACTCGAAATAATCGGGGCATGATCGGCCATCTTGTCCAATTCCTCGCGGCTGGCGGTGAGATAGGGCAGCAACTCGCGTCCACCGCGCCCGAAAATTTCCATGGCCATGGCCACGCGCTGCGCCGGGTCGCTGGTCGCGGATATGGATTGCCTGATTTCCTCGAATATTTCAGAATTATTTTTGCCGGTGGTTGAAATTCCCCAACGCGCAAAAGTCTTGACCGCCTTTTCTTCGCCTTCAGCGGCCTGCCCGATTAACTCATTCATTTTCCCAAGCCCGGTCTGGCCGGATTTGATCTCGATGTTCATCTGACCCAACGCAAAATTGAATTTCTGGATTTGATCGGTATCAAATCCGGTTTGAATCGCCTCGCTTTTTATATCGGCGACTTTTTGCAGAATCGAATTGAAGGCCATGCTGATTCCGGCCACGGACAGGGCCGCGCCGATGCGTGACGCAAGAGCGCCGCCGATTTGGCTCCCCATCGTTTCCGCTTCACCCTTCGCGCCGCGCAAGCCGGACGAGAATTGGCTCTTATCAAGCCCGAGTGATGCCATCAGGCTGGGCATGATTCCTCCCCTTCGTTTGAAATTATTTCCAGCCCGGATTCCGGGTGCTCCCTTTCCCATTGCGCGCGGGCCTCGTCCACTTTCACGTCCTGCTCGTTTTTAATTTCAAGCCGCCGGTTTTCTTCCAGCCACGCGGCGTGCCTGATTTTTGCGAATCCGAATGGCGAGTCCCAGGCTTCGGAATCGTTCATGCGGCATTGCGTGGTCAAAAATAAATGCAGCCGCAAAAGAAACGGCGCGCCCAAAAAGCGGGACGGTCCCGAATCGGAAGATTGAGCCGGAAGCTGGCAGGGCAATTCCAGCGAACCGGCGTCCCGGTATGCCTGGAATTTTTTAAGCTCCGTGAAGGCGTTGAATTTTACCGCCGCGCGCTTCGACCACCTTTTGATTTTATAAAGTTCATACAGGCTGGAATTGAGCCGAAGATTTTGCTCCTGGGTATGCTCGCAAATTAAAGCGGCCTCGAACAAATGCGCGGCGGTGACGGTTCCGCGTCCAGCGGAAAATGTCGCCAGCGGATTGTCCTGCCGGATCAGCCACAATTCATGCCCAACCGAGTATGGCCGCATGGCCAACCCAAGCACCTGCACCGGAGCCGGCAGGACGGCTTGAGCCAGAAGTTTTTCGTACAAGTTAACCGGAAACCGTGGTTGAAAGCGCCTGCGCTTGGGTCGCGTTTGCGTAAAGCCGGACGGGCAGTTCTATTTTTGCCGAGTCCTGAAAATTCAACATGATGCGCTGTTTTCCCATGTAAATCCAATAATTTGAATTCAGCGCGGCAAGTTTGAAATTTGAAAGCTGGATGGCGGAAAGCGGCGTCAAAAAAATAGCCACGGCTGCTGCGGCGGAACGGGTTGCGCCGGCCGGCTCGATGGTCAGGCGGCCTTCAATGTTTTGATTCGTTGCAATCATGGTGACATCGTAATCGGTCTCGTCCTGTTCCTCTTTGACGCGCGTGTTGTCCGCCAGGTCGATTGATTGGGCGACAAATGACGCAAACGCGGAGATTGAAATCTGCGAACCGTTGTTGGTGATGCCGAACAGTTTTGCGGTGCCGGTCTGGATTTCTGGAATCATAATTTAGGCGTGAAAATTGATTTCGCTCACGCGGCGCTGGACTGATGGGTGCGATTTCCAAAACGCCCTCCGATCGGAGTATTTCACCAATTTTTGGAATTCGGCGAACTCCTGGGCTTCTTGTTCTGGTGAAATCACCTGCGGTTCATCCGGTTCGGTTTGTTCGTTCAAATCGGCCATAATCTTCAAGAGTGTTCAAAAGTTAACCGACGGCAAGGCACGGAACTTGCGATACAAGCGGCATGATTACCGAATGTTATTGGTGCAACCGAACGGGCCGGAAGTTCATGGCCCAAAAAACGTATAAACACGCGCTATCGAGCGGGCTATGCAGTTTTCACGCGCGGTTTGAAAAGTTAAAATTTGAGCTGGAAATGCGAAAACTGGACATGTCCAGTGATAAATGGGCAGAAAATCAACGCTCCATTTGAGTTATAGGCTTCGAAGCCTGTTTCCGGTAAATGTTCCATGTGGAACAAAAACGAGCCACGGCGCAAGCGCAGCGCATTCTGGACGCCGATTTCTGATTTATTGCGGCATTGCCGCCGAAGCCGGAACGGACGACAGTCGGATCGGTTTGATGCTGACGTGGACCGAGAATATTCCCCCCGTGATCCGGTCGGGAGCGATTTTTTTCAATTTTGCCGCCGCCAGCGATTCGGCGGCGGATGGTGGCGTCCGGTTTTGCGCGACGTGGCAATGCGCGTCAATTCGCACGCCGTTGAATTCTGGCATAAATCCAGCGATTTCTGAAAGCAGGGCGGCTTTCCACGCCTCTGGCATTTCGGCGTTGGATTTGATTTCAGCGGCGACATTTTCGCGGCTGCCGGTCAGCTCTATAACGCTCCAGTTTGTCATATATTTAATTTGGTTCGATTGGCTCGGTGGCGTTTGTTGCGCGGACGTACAGCGTCAGATTTAAAACATCCTCCCAAAAAGTTCCATCGGACGAGGCATCGCCAGAGCCGCCCTCAAATACAACCTCGTCGCATTTGAATAGATTCAGGTCGCCGTTGGTGTCCGGTTCAGCGGCGGCCAGCGTTCGCGCGGCCGATGTGATGTTGTCGGCCAGTTGGGTGTTGTCGGCGTCAACGATGTCAGTGAAAATCAAATCAAACACCTGCGCCACAAATTGTTCGCTCGCCAACCGTTCAGATTGCGGACCTGCATTCTGGGGTTGAATCGATCCTGGCGTTTTGCAAACAATCCGCGTTTCGACAAGGTATCGACCGGGGTTGGCGTCATCCCGCACCCACCGAACGCAATCGCAAATCACCAGTCCGTTGTTGACGGTTTTGTCTAAAGAAAATTTGACCGGAAACACGGTTGTTTCGTCAATAAACGGTTGCTGGCCTTGTGGCGCGTTCGCGGCGGCTGATTGAACGAGATAGGTCGCGCAGGCGCGGGCGGTCTTGGAAAGCAGATTGTGATAGCTCATCGGTTTTTCAAATTGAACGCCGCGAATGATTCCGCGTCAAGTTTTGTTTTCAGATGATCCATCATGCTGACGGTTTCCAATCGAAAGGCCGCCTCCAGCGCGGGACGGCCATATTTCATCAACGCCGCGTTATGATGCTCCGATTGCGATCCAGAAACGCCGACAAGATTTTCAATGATGGCCGTCGGGCTGTCGCTTTCAACCGCCGGCGTTACTCGCCCCTTCGCTGCGCCATATTGTTTGACTGAATAATCGACGGAGATTCCACCACCTCGATACCTCGAGGGGACAATCTGAGCCAGCAGCTTGATGGCCGGCAACCAGCCGGATTTCAAAAAGGCAACCGTCCGCTTTCGCCCGGAAATGAATTTGCGAACCGCCTCCGCCATCTCCGGGCCGTACAGACCCTTTTTACGTTGCCGGCCTCGCTGCTTATTCACCAAAAGCGCGACCAGTGGAGCGCCTGGCGCGTTGATGGCCATGATTTTTCTTTTGACCGTTCGCCCGCTTTTTTGGCGCTCGAAATATTCCGTCATTTCCGAAAGTTCCAGGCCGATCTTCCCCGCGTCCGCCTTGGGCGTGAACTTCTGCGCGCCGAACGCGATCCGCAGCGCATGGCCGTTGATGACCGCCGCCGCAGTCCGGCTGGACGCGCGGACGCATTCCAGCAGGGCCGCGTCGAATTTCCGTTGATTCCAGGTCTCAGGCATTTTGCGATGCGTCGTTGGCGTTGATGGTGATTTGATGGCCGCCCGGCGCGGAATCAACCGACACGATTCGATATATTTTTCCGTTGTACAAAATGTTTTGTCGGGAATCCGGGAACGGGCCGGCCCCAAACTGCGCGGTCGTCAGGGTCATCCGCAGATCGCTGTCGAGGCCGAATCCTCCGGCTGCCAAATCTCGCCTAAACGTCACGCTGCCGGGCAGAGCCTTCCATGTGCCGGTGCCAGCCGGCATTGGATTTCCAGCCGGCCATTGGAACGTCGGGCAGGCCGCGCCGCAGGACGCGGCCACGGCGTCCAAGCTGGCCGCGTGGATGGCCCAAATGTCCGGTTGAAAATCTGGCGGCATAAATCAAAACCGCCGCGCCGAAACAACCAACGGCGCGGCGGGAACCAATGCGGCTGACATTATTTCGCCGGAGCGGAAGGTCCGGCCAATTCGGCGGCCAATTCCGGCGGAACGGTTTCCTTTTTCTTTTTCAGTTCGGCGAGACACCGCTCCAAATTTTCCTTCGTTGGCGGCACGATCCTGGCCGCCGCCTTCAAGTTGGCCAGCAACGGCACGTCCGACTTTTTTTCATCATCAAACGTTTCGATGGTGCCCTTGGCGTGGAATCTGCCGTTGTCGCCAATGCAATTCGAGATGAACAAAACTTTTTGGGTAGCCATAGATTTTTTATGCGTTGTCAGTACAAGCCCTGTTTGGTCCGGCCCCGCATGATCGCGGCCGTGTTATAAACCGCGTTTGATCCGCTGGTGCTCCAGACGAGTTGAATATAATTGCCGGCGTTGTCGGAATCAAATCCAATCGTCCAATTTGCCGTCGGGCCGGAATTTCCGGTGGCGCTGCTGGTGAACGGGGCGGGCTGCGTCCATTGGCCCGAAAACCCGTTCAACGCGACGACCGCATTGCTGATGGTGCCAGGGACCATGAACGTATTGGTCGTGTAAATCACGGCGGAATTCGTGGTCCCGACGTAGTTGGTGGTGATGATGGTCGTTGACGTTGCGAACGCCACGTTGGTCATCTGAATCCAATTGTTCGTTCCGGTGATGGAGCTGTACAACGTGAACGTGTTCGTCGGTAGAACCGCCGCGCCGGCGGAATTTGAAATGCTGTAAATATCCATCACCGCGACGCCGAGAAACCGGCTGATGTTTGCGACGTTCGTGGTTTGCAGGGTTGTCGCCGCGGACTGGGTCAGGATTTGAGGCGGACTGATGACGATGGTTTTTGGCGCGGCAAAATAATCGAAATTGCCCTGGGCGGACGCGGTGAAGATGGACGCCGCCAGCGCAAACAACCCGAACATGATTTGTTTTGTGAAGTTCATATTTTTTTCGTTCCGTTGGGTGTCAAAGTTGGGTGTCAAAATTACTGGTCACCGGCGTCAACCGAATAGGCGAATGACTGCTGATGGTCAACCATCACGTCCATCCACGAATTGGTGGTCACTTCCACGATGGTCTCTTTCGACCGAGTGTACGGGTTGACCACGATGTCCAAACCGCCCCAGATGAGCTTCTTGGCGTCCTCAAAATTTCCAAACCCGACCCGGTCATTTAAGATCTGGTTGGTGGCGGTCGCCCGCAGGCCGATGACCCGGCCATCGGCGGTTTCGTCGCCCCACGAGCCGTCTTCCCAGATGAAAATCGGGAACGTCGTGCCGACCTTGGGAGTCGTGCGCCACTTTTCCTCGACGAGCGGGGTCGTGACAAACGCCATGTTGGCCACGGCGGCGTTGCCCAAGGCAAGCTGCGTTTTGAAATTGACCACTTTCTGGTATGTGACCGCGCCGCCAAAATTCACCGCGCCGATGCCAGGCGTGTTGAAGATTCCGACCGGTTGATTGTTCGCGCCCGTTCCGAGCAGCGAAACCTGGTCCACAAGCACGGCGTGCGATTTGAGTTGGTCGTCGCGCAGCCAGTTTTCCACGTCGAGCACGGATTGCAAAATCAACTGCTTGTCATATGACCCGGTGACGCCAACGCGGTGCGGCGATGCGGCGAGCTGGTCGAGCAGCGGATTGCTGACGTTGAGCAGGAACGTTTCAGGAACAAAATACGGGGTGCAGGCGGCGACGTGACGCGGCCAGGCAATCATGCCTTCGATTCCGGCGATGGTTTTCATTCCCAACCGCTCAGTCACCATGAGATTGCGGAGAAGTTGAATCAGCGGCATGTAAACGTCGGTCTGGACCAGCGCGCCGCCCTGGCCGAAAACACCAACCTGCAAATCACCGGCGGCGCGGGTGCGCCGATTCGTGGCGGCCGTTCGCAGTTTGCGGTTGTACGGCATCAAAAAGCCATGCGGCTTGAAAACGCCCTTGTTGCGTTTTGAAATTTCGGCGTGAACTTCACCTTCCAATCCTTCGGGGATTGCGCTTTCGCGGTTCTGCTCAACGCAGGAACGAAGAGCGCGGGCAAAGCTGTACTGGCTGATGTCGTCGTGCAGTTCATCCTCAGCGATGACCTTCACGTTAGCCCGCTGGAATGTTTTGGCCTCGGTCGTAAGCACGCGGACGGAAAATTCGCCCGGCGATTCCTCGCCCGCCTCGGCGGCGGCGGCCAGTTCATCAATCTTTTTGACGGATTCCGGGTGTTGAAAATCACGCTTGAACGCGGTGGCGATTTCGCGGATGCCGGTGATGCGTTTGCGTTCGTTGCCGGCGGCGAGCTTTCGCGCCTCGGCGACGGCGGCCTGGGATTGGGCGGTGGTAATCGTGCCGTTGCCATCGGCGGGTGCGGCGTCAAGTAAGGTTCTCATGCGATTTTTTTCTTTTGGCGTTAGCCGTTCCAAGAGTGCAATAAAGTTAACCGGTTCAGCTCCATTACCGGTGGCGGGGTGAGTTCGGCCTACGCCGACGCTGCCATCGGCGGGAATCGCCACGCTTGAAATCTCGTGCGCGCGCCAGGCAAATCGCTTCATGGGACGGCCATCCGTGTGGGTTCCGGTTGACAATGTTTTTGTCAGGTCGTAACCAAATGAAATATGTGGCCGCATCAATGAACGCATCTGGCCGCAACGCTCCAGGCCCAAGCCGTCCGAATCCATCTCAATGTCCGCGCGCCCTTTTTTGTCCGGGTCGATTTGCGCCTTCAAAATCACTCCGATGGGTGATTTGACATCGTGCTCGTCGAGCACCGCGCCGCGATTTTGCAACAGTGACAAATCCGCGTTGGCAATTTCGTGGTCAAGAATTTCATAGAATTCGGCCCCTTCGTCGTGATCGAATCCATCCCCGACGCGCAGCACCGGCGTCTCGCTGGAAAAAGCAACCCGTAAACAAAGGTCTGAGCCGTTGTCCTGAACTTGCGACGGAAAGTCGGTGGCGGCTACGCGAACGAAGCGAAATCGGATTTTATTTTGCGGCGCCATTTCCAAAAGTGTCGAAAAGTTAATTATTGACCGCCTTCATGCGGTTCGCCGTTGGCTCTAAATCGTCCGTGCGCTTCAATCGCCCGCAGCATCAATTCAATCGCCCGCAGCATCAATCCGGTGGCGTCATGCCCATTGCCGTTCGTGGCGGATTTTTTCAAAGTTTGCTTGCCGCCTTTTTTGGCGGGCGGCGACGGCGGTTGCGCGCCTTCCTCCGGGTTGGGAATGCCCTCACCTGGTTCTCCTTTTTGAATCGTCGGAGTCGTAGGGTCGGAACTTGAAAAATCCAGTCGATGCGCTTCATCAACTTTTTTGTCACTGGCGATTTCCGAATCAACCTGCTCCACGTCCCCGCCACGGTCGCTCTCGGCTATGATGCGCGAGCGGGACGTGAGACCGGCCTCGATGCGGAGAATGTCCGCCTGCGCGTCCTGCAATGGGTTGATGTAGCCCCACCGCTTTCCGTGAAAATGCGCGGCGCGGATAAGCTCATCCAGCCGGGAGATCGGCTGCTTGACCTTGCCGGACAGAATCGCGTATTTCAGCCAGACGGAAAAATGCGGGCGCACGAGATTTGTGATCAGGTGCTTTTGCAGTTTTTTGAACTGGTCGCGCTGCGCGGATTCGCCGAGTCGTCCGCTTGAAAAATTAACGCTCTCCAAATCGTTGCCCAAAAGATGATATGAAATTCCAACGCCACCAGCCACGGAACGAAGATTTTGTTTTGTAAAATTAGGATACGCCTCGACCGGATGTTTTGGGTCGTACTCTTTGAAGTCATACCCATCCGGCAGCTCATCAAAAGTTCCCGGCGAAGCCTGCATCTGTTTGCCGCCCTGTTCATCCTGCACGTCCCCGGCGTATTCGTCGCCGGTCTTTTCCTTCGTGAAAAATCCCATTTTACAAGCGGCGACAATCGCCGCCGTCATCTCGGCAATATCGTACTGGTCGAGGCGGTGAAGCCGCTGCACAATCGGCGCAAGTGACGACATGCCGATATATTGCTCCGGGCGCGTGCGAATGTTCCAAAGCGCGATTACGTCGACGGCGTCAACTCGCTCGCGGTATCTCGGCGAATTCGACCACGCGAACACGTCGCCCGGATGACGGGTCAACAGCCAATAAGCCACCGGCGCGTGGTATTCATCCATTTCAATCGAGAATTGAATTTCATTGCCGCTGCCGGTCGCCGGTCGATTCCAGTTGTAATCAAGGTGATCACTTTCCAAAACTTCAACCGCGTATCGAAATTCATTTTTTGGAAAATTCCGGTAATGGCGGATGATGATCCCGCCATCGCGGATGACCGCTGAAATCGCCTGCCAGTACATTTCCGACCGGCTGATGGTCCGGCGAATGGTGCAATTTTCCGGCAACGCCGCCTCTTTCCAGGCTTCCTCAATTTCCCGGTTCGTATCGGTTTCCTCAACGAACGCACCGTCCACAAGCTTTCCGACCTTCATTTCCAACCGAAACGGGTCATCACCAACCACATTGTTTTGGTGGGCGTTGATGATGGTCGTCACATACGGGTTGTCCCGCTCCAGCCGTCGCGCGCGGCTGCGCGTTGCCATGATGGAAACCAAAATTTCAGCGTTGCTGCTGGTGATCGAAATTGGGAAATCCTCATTTAGCCGGGAAGTGACGGCGGCGTCATACATGCGGACCTTTTGCCGTGGGACATGCCGGATGATGTCCGCGTCACCGGGCTTCACTCTTCTTGAATCGAGCAGACGCCCACCCGTCCGGGCCAGCGATGCCGGCAACGCGCGGACCTTCGGCTTCGACGCGTGGAAAAGTTCAAAATTAAATTTCACGTTCCTGGCCCTCGAAAGATTGAACCGGCTCCAAATCCGCGCGGATTCGGAAACGCAACGTTGATCCGGGTTGTGATGTTCCGGCCCGTGGGCTGTCCGTTCCGCGCCCGTTGCGCGGCTATTTCACCCTGCCGCTGCCGACGCATCGACCAATAAAAATTTGTCAACTGGTTTACCGGAATTCTTCGGATCATCGTTCCGTTGATTTCGGAATCCAAAACATCATTCGTCGCGCGGCCTGAAAGAACCGCTTCCAATTTTCGGACCATCGCCTGAGCGAAAGTTTCGGTTGATTGATCGCCCGGAGCGGTTTGCAAATCCGGCAGGATTTGAATTTCCGACGGATGATAAATTTCGTACCGTTCCCCGGTCGTTGCATTAGACGCATACCCGGCCATCTCGTAATCACCGGGTGGCCAACTCTCGGTCACGTTGCCGGCGACAAAAACAACCTGCCCCAGGGTTCCATCCGTCGCCGGCGCGGAAACAAATTCAATCGGAATTCCGGCCCCGCGTATTTCGTAGGTGATGACCCAGGCCGGCGCGGGATATAATCTGAAATTGCGCTGGAAATTTATTGTGTCCCCGCAGGTAATGGTGATCGGTTCGCGCCGTTCTGGTGTGATGGTGCCCATCAAGAGTGCGATAAAGTTTATCCCGGAAGGCGAAATCCAAATCCACCCACTCCGCCGATGCTCATGCGCAATCTCGGCCGTTTGCGCGGCGGAATCTCCGGTTTTGGTTTTTCAACGTCCGCCGCCGGCTTGATGACGTAATCGGTTTTTTGCTGGTCGCGTTCTTCTTTTGGAATCACTGAAGCCCGGACGCGGATCATGTTTGGTTTTAAAATATCATAGGCGGCGATATTGTAAACGCGCAGGTCCAATGCCTCGTTTCGCTCAAATTGTTTCACCCACTTCCTGCGCACGACCCCCATCTCAATGGTCTGCTGTAGTTTTTCCGAACACAGTTGTTTGAAATATTTCTCCGTGTAACCATTTCCGGTTGGAAAATGACAATAACGCGGGCCGGGATCATTTATTCGCAGACGGCTGAACAATGAATCCTTGGCCGTATCCGTTCCGACGCTGAACAGGAACATTGCGTAATGTTTATTTCTATTCGGCTGGACGAGCGGTGAATGCGGAGTCGAACTCCCTTTTACGGCGTAAAACCGGCGGCTCTGGCGCGCTTTGCAAAATAAATAAACCGCCTTTGTTTTGTGGCCGGCGTCAACCGCGCAACAGGTTATCCCAATTTGGACTCCTGATGGATGGTTGAATTTTTTTGATAAAACGTCATCCACGTTTTCCTGAATTGACGGCAGGTCGAAATCGCCCCAAACGACGTATTTCCCGACGCCCCAGGTTTCTTCCTCATCCCCCCATCCAAGCACTTCAATTTCAACGCGGTCGGATTGAATGTCGCAGGCGGCGGTCAGCAGACAGACATCATCGGGCATGTCCCCTCCATAATTTTCAGCCCGGTCCATTATCGGCGCCCATTCGACCTGCTCGGTCGATTCTTCCCACGTTTCATTGAGCCAGGTGTTTGTCCACACCTGATGAGTCGCCTTCCCACCGTGCTTTGCCGCAAGGAAGTTTTCGGCGAACTGATGATGAAAGTTTTTGTAAGCGCGTTTTTTGCCGATGGTCTGATAAAGCCCGGACAACAACCGTCCCCGGATGCCCCTGAATGGAGCGGTTGCCCGCCATTCGGCCCGCAGCTCTTTTCCGTCAACCACCACCGGCGGATTGTCGCGATGCCCGCTCGCAATGGCAGCGATGCGTTGCGGGTCCGTCCATGGCGCCGAACAGTGCTGGCAAATCAGGACCGCGTTTTCTGTGTCGCGGATTTCCTTTCCATCCCGTTCAAATGTGAATTTGAATTGCGACCATTGCAAATCCTGAAACCCTCCGCATTTCCAGCATGGCAGAAAATATTTCTGTTTGTCGCTACGTTCAATTCCTGCCTCGATGCGGGACAGTCCCTTGATCGTGCAGGTGGAGGATTTTAATTTTACCGCGTCAAAAAACGTTTCCGCGCGTTTGTCCGCAAGTGAAATCGGGTCACCCTCGGCCGTCGGCTGCATCGCGTCAATCTCATCGCAGATTACAACTTTTTTTGACCGTTGCCGCAAGCCGCTGGGAGAATTTGCGCCAACGGCCGTCAATCCGCCGCCTGGGAATTTCCGGTTCAGAGCGGTGCTTTCGCTGTCGCGCGCCCGGGGTTCCTGAAGTTTTCCGTCCAGCGCCGGCGTTTCGCGGGTCGTCGGTAAAAATTTATCCCGCATCCAAGCCCGCGTGCTGTCCAGCGTCGGATATACCACCAGGATTGAAGATGGAGCGTGTCCAATAAAATATTCGATGATGATGATGATGCAGAGGGTCTTTCCGATCTGGGACGCAATCATCCAGAATATTTCCGAGCTGGCCGGATCAAGCGGGTCATCCAACATTGCCTGCTGGTACGGCATTCGAGCGAGATGGAACTTGCCGGCTTCGGCGTTCCCCTCCGACGGCAGATACGCGTTAAGCTCGGACCATTCCGAGATTGACAGGGGATCAGGCGGATGCCACCCGGCAAGCACAAGCTCATGCAGCGTGGTCCGTGACGTTTTCATCTTCTTTTTTCGGAGAGAATTCAACCGGCTTGGAAAGCTCGACGAGAATATCGCGCACGATCCGGTCAACGGTTTTCCGCCCCGCCTCGTCGAGATTTAAAATGCTTTGCAGGTTATTCCCGAGCGAAAGCATTTTTTGCTTCACGGATTGCTGCATGTCCTCCAGCTCGGCGTGTGCGTCGGATATTGAAATAATCTCGCCGTCCTCCATCCGGTCCTTTCGCTCTTCCCGGTTCGCTTTGGCGGTCAACAACTTTAGGCCGGCTTTATCCTCATTGCGCCGCTTGTCGCTGATTAAAATCGCCTTGAAACAATGCGGCGCATGGTAGATTTTATCCCTGCCTTGAATTTCCGGCTTTAAATGCGCCAGCCGAATCGCCAGCGTAGCGCGGTCCAGTCCAGTCACCTTGAATAGCTGATTGATGGTCCATGCGATTTGCGGACCTTTTCCTGGCAGGCTCATTTATTTTTTCCCCATTGCAGTGTGCCGGTGGCTCCGGCGAAAATGCACGCCGAATTCGCGCTGAAACTTTGTCGCCAAAACACTAATCATTGGCTTGCTGACCCCGATTGATTTGCCGATTATTTTATAACTTTGGTTATTGAAGATTTCAGGCCGTACCACGGCGCACATGGCGACGAACCTGTTAAACGCAGCGCGCCCCCTGCGCGGGCGGCGCTCGCCAACCCAGCACCAGTTTAATATTTTGTTCAGCGCCTCGCCAAGCTCGTGAAATTTTTCGCCGTCTAATGATCTAATCTCAGCAACCGATATTTGAGATTCGTCGAGATGGTTTTCCGCGTACGACGAATCATCATTGCTGTCAAAGTAGTCCACGGGTTTTGGTGTAAAATAAAAAAAAGTTTCTGTCCAGCTATATTTTGCGGTTTTGGTCACCTGTACTCTGAAACAGTCCAGGGAGTACCTAAACTTGTCTGGTCTGACTGCAATATGTTTGTGTTTGAAGTGGTCGCCATTATAAAACGTTGCTAAATCTGGAATTATGAGCGAGCAAATTGGCAAACCAGGGGATAAAAACAATCCCCCCAAAGATAACGAGAACCAACCCAAAGAAAAAGCAATAGACCACCCATCTGTCGGTTCTCAAATCCCGCCGCAGATTAATCCAACTCCACCTAACACAAACAATTCCAGCCAAAAGAGGGAAAGATTTTGTCAAAAATATAAGGATGAATTGGAGTTTCATGTGGTTGTTTGGTTGTTTGGTTGTTTCATTTTCATACAGCGTTAGGCGTATTGTTCCAATTTCTCATTAGCACATGAGGCGCATAAGACTATATCTGGTTTGTATTGGCCGCCGGTGTCCCAGACTATCACCATTCGCGATTGCTTCAACCATGCAGCATCGCCGCAGTGGAAGCATTCAGTGCCGTCGCCTGCTTCCCATTCCCAAGTTATTCGGCCAGTCAGTTTCATATCAACCCAATTCCGCCCGCGCCGCGTCGATCCTCTCATTTGCCAGGCGCACCAACCATCCCCCAACCAGCGTCAACTCCCCTTGGTAATACGCCCGGCTAAAATTTTTCTGGCGTCCCCTTTCCTTCATCCCACACGCCAATTCTGAAATGCCCACCGCATACCACTCCATTCGCTTGAACCGCACAGCCAATTTCATTTGTGTGTTTTGAATGAGTACTGATAAATTCTACGGCCATTTTTAGTGCCCAGATATTCGCAATGTATCCTGGCACGCAGCCTCGCGGATCGCAGCGCGTGATTGCATTCGCTCACGTCGCTGGCCGGCCGCGTGGACCGGCACGCCTCGCCCAGCTTGATGGTGGTCATGGGACGTTTAAGCAGCGCGCGGAACACGCGTTGCAGTCGCGGGCTGTAAAGATCGGCGTGGTGGAATGATGGTCTTGGTTTCATGTTTCCTTTGGTTGCGAGGTTTAGTTCCCGGTCTGGAAGTTAACGGGATGCTGCCATTCAGCGGTAACGCGCCGGCAACGCGGGCAACGCGCTGGCGATTCAGTCTCGTCGCCAAGGACGACAATTCGCTCGCATCGCCGGCAATACCAGTACCCCTGTTGACAGAGTGAGGCCAGCGAGTGCTTAGTCGTTTGCCTGCTAATCATTTTCGTCAATCTTTCTCATGTTTTCAAAGCGGGTGTATTCCTTCATAAACGTCAAATCGATTCCCCCGGTCGCTCCGTGACGGCATTTGATGATCGCCAGCTTTATCGGCTGGACGAGCGGCTGGACCGCGCCATTGTTTTCCAGCTTCCAAATCGTGTCCGCGTCCTGGCCTATGGCCCGCGATTCGCGCAGTTTGCCATCATCGTTCAACTGAGACAGCGCCAGGATTGGAATGTCCAGTTCCATTGCCATCGCCTTGACGCCCTTGGATATTGATGAAATCTCCTGTTCTCTGTTGTCCCCTGTTCCGCGAAGCAGTTGGATGTAGTCAATCACCGCCAGTTTGATGCCGTGCTTCTGTTTGAGCCGCCGGCCCATCGCGCATATCTGGGCAATAGAAAGCTGGTTTGCCTGTTCGATGTAAAGCGGAGCACTAGAAAGTCTTGTAACCGCTTCCATCATTTTTGGAAAATCATCCTGCCGGACCCGGTGAAAGTTGACGCGCGACTCCGAACAAATGGAACGGACCACAAGCTGCACTGGCTGCATTTCTGCGCTGAATATCGCCGTTGGCAGTCCTTCAAATGCAGCGCGAACGGCGATGTTCACGGCGAGCGCGGTCTTGCCCGTGCCGGGGAATGCCGCCACGACCACCATTTCACCGGGATGGACGCCATCACTCATCCGGTCCAAATCATGCAAGCCCGTGGAAATCCCGGTGATGTTAGCACCATTCAGGAAGCGGGTTTCAATCTTGCCGATGGCTTGCCGGACCAGTTCCTTTATCTCGCTGCATTGCTTTTGGTTTGGCCGTATGGACAGAATCAGAGCCTCAATACGGTCAAGGACGGCGCCGGTGTCCCCGCTGGCTTCGTAGGCGTCAGCAATCGCTCTGGCGCAGGCCGCGATAATGTCCCGGCTGATTCTCTTTTCCACCAACAATTCAAGCCACGCCGGGAGGTTGGCGGTTGATGGCACGCTGTCCTGACACTCTGACAGGTACGAATCGCCGCCGATTTTATCAAACTGGCCGGAATCTTTAAGGGTTTGCCGAAGTGAAATTATGTCAAGTTGGTCCGCCGCCATGCCGGCCGCTGTTTCCCAAAGGATTTTGTTTCGGAGATTATAAAAATGGCCGTTGTTGATGGCCTCCATGCACGCCGGCAAACAGTCAATGGGAGAAAGGATGCAACAGCCGATTACGGCGCGTTCAGCTTCGGGTGAATGTGGAGGAAGGCGGTCCATCATAGGTTCCCGTTTGAGGATTCTTGAGTCTTCCCGTTTCTGGCTGGCGGCTTTGTTGGCCTCCCGTCATTATCCCACCAACCGCGCACGCGAAGAGCATATTTGCGCCAATCTCGCTTTTTAGACCAATCGTCCACGGCCAGGAACTTGTCCTTGGCAAACCATTCCGCCGCTATGCCGCAATGAGGGGATTGGCAAAATTCCCAAAATTCCTTCCATGATGGCGCTTCGGTAAAGTTTTCCCCCATACCCCCTTTCCCAGAAGCATATACAGAATCAGAGGCAGAGGCAGAGGGTGTTGACGCGACCTCGCTCTCTCTTGTTGAAGCTTTGCTGCGAGACTCAGCCGATTTTTTCCCAGCATAACTCCTTAAATCGCTTATTTTACAAGCCCTTTTTCGCCTTCGGTTGCTTAGAATTATGTTGCCATTTTGTTCAACCACTTCGGCCACATTAAACTGTTTTAGCTGCTCAATTGCTAGTTGCATCTGAGGCACGCGGCAGATGCAAAGCGCCGCCAACTGCTCAATTGTCCCGCTGACTGAGTGATTTTGTTGCAGCATCATGGTGTTTACGGCTTCAAACCAAATTCCCCGAGTTGCGGCTTCACAAAGCCTCAGCCCCGGCTCACTGGCCCAATTGGTTGGATACCACTTTTCCCAAGGAAGTTCTGGCATAAAATCTAAACAGGATTGCCCGCGTGGAAACAGGTTGACGACGACTGGCCGGAAGGCCGGAAGCTGGACCTATTGCGCGAGCAACCCAGTTTAGACTTGATGTTCATTCGTCGTCATTTCGCCGGTTTCCAATCGGCACAAAAAATGTAATCTCCAGCCATAAATCTTTCAAGGGTTATTTTCACACCAGCGCAGGTGTGGCTTGGCGGGTCATAAGTTCCGAAGCGTATTTTGTGAGTTTCATATCGGTTCTATGGTTATCACTGCACCCTCATCGCCGCGCTTCACCTTTCGACAAGTAACGTGAAGTTCTGAAATCACCTTCCAGTTGTCGTCTGGCGGCAATGATGCAATCAAGGATTGTGCTTGTTCCGGCGTCAAGGTCGCGGTTCCGCTGGTCTGAAATAAGGAAATCAATTGTAACACGAAACCTTTGACGCAACGGCGCTTCCACTCGCGGTTTTTTTTGTCCACGATGGCATACATCGAGTTTTTTATCGACGGAGTGTGTCCCATCGTAAATACCTCCAAACAAATGCGGGTTGCGACGCTTGAAAGATTCGCTGGCGTTGGGAAAGTTTTCATTCATTTTTTTGTTATGCCGTCATCCACCGGGTTACAAGTTTCTGCCTCAAATGACGGCATAACCAGTCCAAGCCGTGTCCAGCTGACGACCGGCCAAAGGTTTCCGCCACGATCTGGTTCAACCGTTTGCCCTGCCTGATTTTGATTTCAAAACCCAAGCCGTTCACATGGGACTCGACCCGGATGGTATGAAGCAATATGCCAGGTTCCGGTCTTGGGATGTACTCAGGCTGATTGTCCATGCGCTTGCGGGCCTTGGCGGCGTGGGCCAGCATCGAAGTCCGATGGTCCCAGCTTCTACGGTTTCTCTTGCGGCTTAATCTCATGAGATTTGGATAATGCGTTGTTAGGGGTCATAGCAGCACGCCTTGGTTTGCCTCGCGTTCCAGACGGGAGCAGGCGGATGCAAAATATTTTGGGTCTTTTTCGATGCCTATGAAATTCCGGCCCGTGCGCAGACAGGCTACGCCGGTTGTCCCGCTTCCTGTAAATGGGTCGCAGACCAAGCTGCCTTCATCCGCAAATACCTTTACCTGCCGGATCATCAAGTCTATCGGTTTTGGTGTCGGATGGTCAGGACTTGACTGCACTCCGAACAAATGGAACTTGTTGTAGGCTTCGTAAGGCAGCCCCTTCGCTATAAAACTTTCTCCCGGTCTGAACAGCCGCAGGCAGAGTTCGGTGTCGGACATCATCTTTCCGTTGTAGTTCGGGATGGCGTTGGGCTTGTGCCAATACATCAAATCCCAGCCGAGGCCATTTGCTTCGGCCAGCTTCAAATAGGTCGGCAGCAGCTTTTGCGAGAACCACACGATGAGATTCTTGCCGAACATTGGAAGCACGGCGTTGAAGAATGCCTCGGGTTCAAAGTCAGTCCCAAAGCTTTCGCGGATGGTGTCGAGGTGTGTGCGAGTTCGGTAGAGTCCCCCGCCTTTGCTTTCAAAATTATATGGCGGGTCGGTTATCACGGCATCAATGCCAGCCAGCGACGGCAGGATTTCCAGACAGTCCCCGTTGTAGAGTGTCGCTGAAAAATGACCCCTAACAAATCGCTGGAACACAACGGCGGGAGTTCCTGCCGTTCGTTCGCTGGTTGTGATTTATTGCGTCATTTTTATTCGCCGCCGTGGTTCAGCTCTGCGTTAGCTGGCTTGGCCACGTCTATGATTTTACGCTTATATCGCGGGAGCTTTTCGAGCGAGTCCACCTTGCCGCGAGCTATCTGCGTCGAGTTTCCTTTTTTGTCCCTTGCGTCTTGGCGTATTCCAGCCATTGATTTGCGAGATCGGTCATTTCTTCGCCAGTCAGATTCACGCACTTGTCCGGCTCGCTGGCATCTTCGAGCGCGAACAGTCGGTTGTGGACGGGCAGCGTTGAGTCAGGCTCGATTTCATAGACCTGCTGCGCGCCGTGAGTTTTGGTTGTGATTATCAGTTTCATGGTGCTGTGTTTCCGCCGCGTAAGTCCACGAAGCAGCCAGCCAGTCGGCCATGCTGCACCGCGTCCCAGAGCGCATTTGCGTTTTCGTCGTCCCACGTCACCAGCATGGAGGGCGCACCGGCTGTCCCGCCTTTCGTGCCGTTGACGTGATAGAATGAGAGTCGGCCTTTCAGGAAGCAGACTGCCGTGGCTTTGCCCCAGATGTAGTCGAAGAATTGGCGCGTCTCCGTTCGTGCGAAGATAAGCGCGGTTACATTTTTGTGCGCGCTGCATCGCCCCATCCACTCGCCGGTTTTCGGGCCGTAAGGCGGATTGCACCACACGCGACCTGACCACGGCTTGATGAGTCCGTTGTCCTCGATGGTGTAGTGCGCCTTCGCCGTTTCCCACGGGCGTTTGATTGGAGCGCACGGGTCGAGGTCGAACGGCCACGGAACTTCCTCGCCATCTTCCCGCGTTTGTTCCAGCGCCTTGATTATCTGTGGGGGTGTCAGCCATTCCTCTTTGCCGTTTTCGAGATCACGGTCATGCGCGAACCCGATGCGTTTTTCTTCATTCGACGGGACGGCCAACAATTCCTTGCAGACAACCGCCTCATCGCTACCAGTTTTGGAGTAGCGTGTTTCGGCGGTCGCTGCGGGTTTGAGAAAGTCAGTTTGCATATTGTCGGCGGTGTCTGAAGTCAGTCGTTAGGGGTCACAAGAGCACCCCATCTAGTTCGTGTGCGAAGCGGTCACACGCCAGTTTGTAGTATTCAGCATCCCGCTCGATGCCGATAAAGTTCCGCCCCGTTCTCATGCAGGCGATGCCGGTGGTTGCGCTGCCCATATACGGGTCGAGCACTGTCGCGCCTTCTGGGATTCGCGCCTTTTCCATACACCACGCCATCAGCGGCACTGGCTTTTGGGTCGGGTGGCATTTGTCGGTCTGGTTGTGCTTGTGGATTGCGTAGGGATACACTTTCGCCGTCACGCCTTCCGCATCGCACCATGCCAGTTCAGCATCCGCGAAGTTGTCCACCGTCTGCATTTTATACCACACGAAGAAGCATTGCGACGGCGGCAGCACCATGTTGTTTGCGCCCCATATCACGCGCACAGTTCCGAGAGTGAGCAGCAGTTCCATCATTTCTTGCGGCGGTTTCTTGTCCCATTGCAGCCCGTTGGTTTCCGCTCCGTAGCCCTTGAATCTGGTCGTGAAGAAGCCTTTCTCGAAGCGTTTGATTCCATACGGCGGATCAGTGACCACGGCATCGCACTGCATTGGCAGCACCTCAGAGCAGTCGCTATGTATAAGAGTCGCAGACAAGTGACCCCTAACAAATCGCTGGAGCACAACACCGCCCCCGCTCTTGGCTTCGGCGGGCGTCTCTGGTGGTAGTGTGTCGGTCGTGCTCATTACGTCGTGGTCGGGGCGGTGTGGCTCAGCTTTTTGCGTTAGGACACTTGGCCTTCACATTGTTGCCACGCCTCATTGACTCGCCGGAATAATTCAGCATCGCCGCCAAGGTCGGGGTGGTGTTTCTTTGCAAGTATCCTGTATGCCTCTTTGGCCTGATCTTTGGTAGCGTTGATTGGCACGCCGAGGGTTTCCCACCAGCTTGATCCGCCAGCGCGTTCTGGCAGCGCGACGTAGCCTCGGAAGGCCGATTCCATCATGTCGCCAGTTCCCCAGCGGGCGATGCCACGCAGGGCTTGGACGGTGAGCGCGATGGCGTGCATGTTATCATCCACCGTCAGGTAGCGGTCGCACGCGAAGCACAGTTGCTTGCCCTTGCGGTTGAAGTAGGCGGCTATGCCAGGATCACCCGACTTCGGTTTCGCATCGGCATACGGCAGCCCGTCTTGGCGGCGCGGAATGTCAGACGAGAAGATGCAGTTGTCGCCGCCGATCAGTTTAATTTCGCGGAGAAGATTCGTGCGCGCCGCCGCAAATGAGGTTTTGAAGCGGGCGTGGCATCGGTTCATCGGCGCGGTGCGCGGACGACCGTCAGGCCAGCAGAGCGGGAAGGCTGTTTTTTCATTCATAGATTTTTGTTTATTCGACGTGTCCTAACCACTCACTCCAGCCAACCGGCGTTACGCCTTGCCGTCCGCATTCGCGGGCGATGCGCCCCGGTCGCCGGTGGCTGAGTTCGAGGCGTTCGGCGGAAATTCGATACCCGTATCGGCATAGGCCAGTTCCATCGCTATGATGTCCTTGCCCTTCGCGCACAAGTCGCCTTCGCCCCAGTAGATGTATTCCGCGCAGTCATCGCATGTGAGCCAGTGGCGGCGCAGAGCATCTAGCGCATTGCAGAAGCGGATTTTAGTGTCATTTGGCAGTCGGACATTTTCCGCCGAACCAGTCGCTGCACCCGCAACTGCCGCTGGCGTTTCCGATTCGATGCTTTCAGGTTTTGTCATAGAGTTTTTGTGCCGCCCTGCGCCACGGGGCCGCACAGGTCTTTCACGGTCACTGGCTCTGGCGTTGACCACGGAGGCGGCATAACACCGCGCTGCTGCCAACGTGCGGTGTTCCTTCAGATTTCGATTGGTTATTTGGCATTTGAATCCTTTGGTTGTCGTGCCCCCAACGTTACACCCCCCAAAAAAAATATGCAAGAAAAATGTTTAACAATTTGTTTGACAATTTTCCGTTCCCGTGTATTTTCAGACCAGACATGGCAAAACAAAAAGACAAATACACTCAGTTAGCCGATGACCTGGGCGCGCTTAAAATTGGAGATTATTTATCTCGCGCGATCAATCTCGAAATGCGGCTGGCCGCTTACACGGCGTCGAAATTCCTCGGCATCAAGCTGCGCATCCGAGAGATTCCGCTCCAAAAAGGCCGTTTCCAAGTTATGAGGATCGCATGAAACAATTCGCGTTCGATATGCTCGGTTGTTTGTTCATGGCCGTCGCGCTCTACGTTTTAACCGTCGTTTTTTTCGTTTTATAAAATAAAAATATGTGTCAATTCAAATCAGCAGTTGTCGTTCGTGACGAAAGAGAAAAAGGTGGCTTCCGACTTTTGTTATCGCCTTGGACGGAATCGCATTCCGTTTTGGAAACAATCTTCAAGATAAATGAGCGCGTGCGTCTAATCTGCGCCAAGGTCGAGTTCTCGCCGGATGACATCACTAATGCTCACCTGATTGAGAAATACAAACTCAAAATCGATGAGGAACGGACCCCGGAATGGTTTGACGACGATATGAAGTTGAATGTTTCCGAAAAACTTTCCGATTACATAAAAAACATAATTGTGACGGGGGACGTGGACATTCTGATTGGCGGCCAGTTCATAGTTGCTCCCGGCTGTAAAGTGTCGTGCGTGCGGACGTGTGTAATCTCTGCCGTACTCGGCAACGCGAGCATCACCGACGTGCGGGACAACGCGAGCATCACCAACGTGCGGGACAACGCGAGCATCACCAACGTGCGGGACAACGCGAGCATCACCAACGTGTGGGACAACGCGAGCATCACCGGCGTGCGGGGCAACGCGAGCATCACCGGCGTGCGGGACAACGCGAGCATCACCGGCGTGCGGGGCAACGCGAGCATCACCAACGTGCGGGACAACGCGAGCATCACCGGCGTGTGGGGCAACGCGAGCATCACCGACGTGCGGGGCAACGCGAGCATCACCAACGTGCGGGACAACGCGAGCATCACCGGCGTGCGGGACAACGCGAGCATCACCGGCGTGTGGGGCAACGCGAGCATCACCGACGTGCGGGACAACGCGAGCATCACCAACGTGTCGGACAACGCGAGCATCACCGGCGTGTGGGGCAACGCGAGCATCACCGACGTGCGGGACAACGCGAGCATCACCGGCGTGTGGGACAACGCGAGCATCACCGGCGACAAACGCGCCAAAAAAATAAAATTTAAACTATGAAATCCATTTCGTTCGCCTCGCACAAACCGCCTGCATCGGCTGAAATCAGACTGATAGGCAGCGCGGAGCGGACGTTTCGCCGGTGCCGCCGTCTGCCGAGACTCTTGGGGTCAAAGCGATCCTCGCGGGGCCGGCGATAATTTTATGAACAAACAAATTATGATCAAAACGAAGTAGAGTTTATGAACACGTTGAAGACGGCCAAACAGCATAATGCCGTGTTGACCGGCGAATCGGAGTTGCTTCCAATGATAAGCGGCCCGCGTGAGATTGCAAAGCCGGTTGACGCCGCATTCAACTTTGAATCGGCGTTTCGTTACGCCGTGGACAAGGGCGGTGGTAGCGAGGTTATGAACACGCTGATGAACATCCGGCGTGAGCTTAACGCCGAGGCCAGCAAGAAGGCGTTCGACCAGGCTCTTTCGGCATTTCAAGCCGAGTGCCCGATTGTGCTGAAGGAAAAGGCCGTGCCGACAGAGACGGGCAAAACCGCCTACAAGTACGCGCCGATTGAGGCCATCGAAATCCAGATTCGCCCTTTGCTTCGCAAGCACGGATTCAGTCACACGTTTGACACTGACACCACATCCGCGCAGGGATGGGTCATCGCCAAGTGCATTGTGACGCACCCCGAGGGGCACAGCCGAACCTCAACGGCCAAGTTGCCATTGGGGACCAAGACCAAGATCATGTCCGACACCCAGGTTTACGCTTCCGCGCTCACCTTCGCCAACCGCCGCGCTCTTTGCAACGCCTACGGTTTGGTATTGGCCGGTGAGGACATGGACGGTCAGACCGGAAAGCTGAAGGGTTCGACAACGGGAAAAGTCGCCACGGCGGAAACGTTGCGGTGGTTTCTTGACCAAACCGCCGACATCAGGGAGAAGCAATTTGCCTTTGCCATTGACCACGGCCTGATTGAACCAAATGACACTCTGGACAAATGGCCGCTCGCCAGAGTGCCGACTTCAAAGGCGGAACTGGCCGCAATCAGGAAGGAGATTGAAGCCCATGTTTAAAAACTGCTCCATCAAAGCCGTGCGGGTCAACAGCGATGCCTACCACGGCCAAAAGGCTGAACGCGGCTCGCCGGAATACACCATGTCGCCGTCATCCATCCGCGCCTTTATCGGATGCCCGTCTCGATGGCGCGCTGGATACGAACCGCCAGATTCCGAAGCCAAGGACTTTGGAAACCTGCTGGACTGCCTTGTTTTAACCCCGGAACAGTTCGACAAGCGGTATGCGATCAAACCTTCGACCTACAAAGACGCCAAAACCGGCGAAGATAAGCCCTGGAATGGCAACGGCAACGTCTGCAAGGCTTGGATTGAAGAACATGCCGAATTTGAGGTCGTGAGCCGTGACGGGCTTGCTAATGCCCAAAGCGCGGCGAATAGGCTGTCCAAAGATGAGACAATAGCGTCATTCCTGAAGGCCAGCGAGCGGCAAGTGCATGTGATCGGGCAATGGCACGACAAGGCAACGGGTTTGATTATTCCGGTTCAATGCCTGATTGATTGCGTGCCAAGCGCGAAAAGCGAGTTCCAAAAGTGCCTTGGCGACCTGAAGACCACGCGCAACGCCGCGCAACGTCCATTTGGCCGCTGGTGCTATACGGCTGGTTATCACGTCCAAGCCGCGTTTGACATCGCACTTTACACCGCCGCGACCGGCGAAGATCGAACGGATTGGATATTCCTGTTGTGCGAGAATTACGCGCCTTGGGAAACCGGACGCCGGATGCTTGGGCAAGACCTGCTCCAAATCGGAACGCAAACATTTGAACATGCCTTGTCGCTCTACGCCCAATGCCTGGCGACTGGAAACTGGATTGGATATGATGCGCCGGAAGAATTTTCCGTCATCAATGCGGAGCCCTGGCAGGAATTTTCCGCTCTTGAAGAAAAATTGGAACATGACCAATCCACCCCGCCAGCCAATGCCGACGACCTAATCCCATGAGAATGACCAAGCGAGGGCGTTGGAAGAATCAGCCGATGTAATTCCTTGATGAGCCACGCGCAAATTTTATGAACAACCAACAACTCGAAGCGAATAAACAGGACGCGCCAACCGGCGCGTCTTCAGCAACTTGTTGGGCGGACCTCGCCGCAAAAGCGTATCAACACGGCTGCGACGAGGTTCACAAGACTGAACCGTTATATGCCATCGAGAAGTTCCACGAACGTCCAAAATCGGTACAACGCGGATTTATAGCGGCCATGAAATACGCGGTTAAACATGCTCCGCCCAACGCTGGTCGGAAAGGAAAAACATGAATAACTGCGAAGAATGTGGATGGCCTGAACCGTTGGTATTATTGCTGGCGTGCTCTACTGCGAGGAATGGTATAGAAATAAATATCCTAGAATCGGAGGTGGCGCGGTGACTGCTGAACTTTCAAAATCACCAATTCGTAGAAGGCTAAAATCAGCTGCGATGCTATTGGTAACAATATCCGTTCTCGGGGTTACAATTTCTGGCACTTTTTGGATGAATAGCTTTGAGCGGAAGATTATAGCCACAGAAAAGCAATCAAGTGAACTAGCCCAGTCTATAAAACAGATTGATGATCGAACTTTTAACATCGAAAAACAGTTTTCTGATTTTTCGAGTCCCAGCCTTCATTGCTCTGTAGTTCAGGGGGCAATTTTGCAATCCTATCAGGGCAGCGTTCCCAGGATTATTTACAAACTAAAGGTTGTTAACAGTGGAAGCCCCTCAATTGCCTGGAGATGGCACCTTGTGGTTACTCTCACCACTGGTCAAAATATAGATGTTGACGCAAGTGAGAATCCAGCCTCTGAAACAGTCGTAAATCCGCCACCAAATGGGCCAAGTATTTTTGACAACAGTAATTATTTACCAAACACATTACTTGAAAATCCAATCGCAACAGGCGCAGGAAAGGCTGGATGGGTAGGATTTGAGATGAACACAGCGACAGCGGACGATCTGGTTCGCATCGGAAATCAATTAGTGCTTTCATTTGAAGATTGTAAGGGAAACGTAATTTCCATCACTAACGTCCTTACAAAGGCGGGGGGGCAATTTTAAGATGCATCTCAAAGAAGCCAGATCGAAAAACAAGATTCCCCAACTCATCAAAGAGCATGGGAAGGAATATCCCCAAGCCAGCAAGCATCATTTCCACGCCGTCCTAAAATCTATGGTTTCGGGAACTGCGAAACCAAAGCGGGGAACATCGAAGAAGCGTTCCCGCGCCGATTGAAGCGGAACTCAAATTCCTTTGCGTAGTTATGAAGATATTGTTTGGAAACATGAATGTGAGTGCCACGGATGCCACCCTTGAGGTGTTTCCAAAAGTTTTCCAGATTGTTGACATGCGTATCGTTCAAAACGTATTCGTGCGCTCCGTGATTCACAGTCTTGTGGGTGAATCCTTTTTTCGCCAGACCCTTGTAGGAACGCAATTCGTCAGTGTGAACCGTAGAACCTTGTGCGACGTTTTCCTCAATGATTGGCTTCAAGGTTTTGCCCGCGACATTCGGAACAACTTTCGTCATCACTTGGCCCTTGCGTTGCAGCATTCCAAACACAATCGTTTTGTTCGCTGCTCCGCGTCCGCGAACTCCGTGCGTGCGACCGCCGACATAGGTTTCATCAATTTCAACGTCACCAAACAGCGGGAACTCTCCGTCAACCTGCTCCATGTGTTCGCGGATTTTATGACCCATGCGAAACGCACATTTGTAAGTCACGCCAAGTTTCCGCATCAATTCCATGGCGGGAACGCCGTGGCGGGAAGTGGTGAAAAGGTAAATGGCGTAAAACCACAGTTGCATTGGCGTCCGGCTATCCTCAAACAGCGTTCCGGCTGTCGGGTGGATATGGTGACCGCACCACTGGCAGGCATAAGCGCGAACCTTGCTCATCCTCGACCAATTGGATTTCTTGTCGCACTTCGGGCATTTGTAGCCCTGTCCAAAACGGCTGTCGAAAACATGTTGGATGCAAGTCTCGTCATCCGGGAACATTTCGTAAAATTCCTTAATCGTCAGGCTGGCTTTCTCGTTTCTGTTCTTCATGCCCCAAATATACACCCAAAGGCGTACTTACGTCAAGGGGATAATTCCGGGTTGTTATGACAATCTTGCAAGATTATGGCATTTTTTAGACACCCATCTTTGGGGGATTATATACTTGACTCACCGCTTGACGCGGGGCAATGGGGTGAGGCATGATTCGCCTAGATGCAGAACTGTACGGCGAAACCTCGTTCAAAGAATGGGCCTCCCTGTTCTCTGGAAAGTATTTCGTTATGATTGTCATCTATGCAGATGAATCTGGAACGCACGACCCAAATGGAAAGCTAACCGGTTCTGCATATCCCATTATCGCCGGATTCGCCGCCAGGAAATCTGTTTGGGATAAATTCTGTGTTGGGTGGAAGGCTGTTTTGGATAAATATGACGCTCCATACTATCACGGCAGGGAATTAACAACGGCCAGAGTGGCGGTTTTGGAAAACAGAAAAGAAAATAAAGAATTATCAAAAAATCCGTACTATATTCGGAAGTGGGATTTTAAAAAAATCGAGTCGTTCAGAAAATCTTTAGCAAAGGTCGCATCCGCAGATGGTAAAATTCCAATCGTCGGCGGAATGCATCTAACAAATTTTAACAAAATCAAGGATGAGTTTTCGGATAAAGACCCATATAAATGGGTCATGAGTCATTTTTTCTCTGTGTATCACAAGGAAACAGGGCTTCAGTGGGGAAATTTCAAATCGGATGTTACTTTTGTATTTGACCAAAACGAAAAACGAAAATGGGTTAATTCTGTTCATGAAGTATTCGATGCATACCAAAAAAAAGACCCAAGAATGTCCGGTCCGAATTTTGGTGATAAAAAGAAATTTCCGTTTTGGCCACTTCAAGCTGCCGATTTTCTTGCCTATCGGATGAGGCAATTGGCGGAGGACAACGATAGTGGCCAATTACAAATTGATGAAGTGGACCGTATTCTTCTTAAGAATCTATATAAAAGCGCAACAATCATAAACCCTCAACTAAAACCATTCTTAAAATGAAAAACGAAACACCGTTTGAAAAATTCCGGCAGTTCACGAAGAAAATAGTCTCCGTGCCGAAATCTGAAATTGATCGGCGGGAGACTGAATACAAAAAGGCCCGTAAAGGCAGGGTGAAACAGAGCAGCCTATGATTTACGCCGCTTGCCACGTCCCTGCTTCCGGAAGTCCGCCAATGAGTTTGGCGTACTGGAGCCGACGACCAATGATGCCGATGATGCCTTTCAGGAATCTGCCGGAATCAGTGTTCTCACGCTCATTAAATCGGAACGCTTGCTCGTCGAGGTAACGAAACAAATGAAAAGGTTCAACGCTGATATATGTCCCGCGAATCCCGCGCTTGAGCAGGCTCCAAAAGTTTTCCAGCCCGTTGGTGTGGACATTGCCGCGAACATATTCCTTCGCATGGTCAATCGCTTGGTGAACGTAATCCTGACTCAAGCCATTGTACGAGGGAAGCGCATCGGTGAACACCTGCGAGCCGGTTTCAACTTGCTGGCGAATTTCAGTTTGAAGGATATTGCGGCGAGCTTTTGCAACGTGCTTCAGTTTAATTTTTCCACCCCGCTGCAAAAGTCCCATGACAATCTCTTTGCCGGTTCCACCCGTTCCGCGACCGCGCTTGCTGCGTTGCGCGTTGTTCATGCTGCGGGCCTTGCCGCCGATGTAAGTTTCATCCGCTTCCACTTCGCCGGACAGTTTGTCCATGCTGCCGTTCTGCATCGCCAGCCGGATACGGTGAAGCATGAACCACGCTGTCTTTTGGGTGACGCCCAAGGCGCGGCCAAGCTCGCACGAACTGATTCCGTTCTTCGCGTTCACAATCATCCAGAATGCAGGCAACCATTTGTCCAGCCCAAGGGGACTGTCCTCGAAAATGGTGCCAACCTTGACGGAGAATTGTTTCTTGGTGTCGCGGCATTTCCAGATTTTGCGCGTCTCAAGGAAGGCGACGTTGGACTTTTGGCAGCAAGGACAAACCACCTTGCCGTCAGGCCAGCGAATCGAAACCATGAACTGCAACGCCTTGTCGGCATCCGCGAAGTATTTAATTGCGCCGCTCAGCGTCTCGGGAAACTCGTTGTTTTCTTTCATGCCCCAAATATCGCATAAAGCCTATGGTGAGTCAAGTATATAATCCCCCTTTTATCCGCCGGGAAACCTTTGTCCACAACGCGACGTGAACCGGCATCCGAACGCAAAGCTGACCGATGGCGGGTGCGTAAAATGAACTCTCTCCAACCAATGACTGCCGAGCGCAAAAACGACGCTGGAACTGAAGGCGATACTAGCCATTCGTGTCCAGCGATTTGTTAGCGGAATTTTTGATGAATGAACTACTACAACGAACACGACCCGAAGGCGGCGGCTTGGCTGCGCGAACTAATCCGCGCTGGCGAAATCCCGTCCGGTGAAGTGGACGAGCGTAGCATCGTGGACGTAAAACCAAATGAACTCTCATCCTACAATCAATGCCACTTCTTCGCCGGCATCGGCGGATGGTCACTCGCTCTTAAACTCGCCGGATGGCCCGATAACAAACCCGTCTGGACTGGCTCATGTCCGTGTCAGCCGCTTTCGTGCGCTGGACAGCGAAAAGGCCATGCCGACGAACGACACCTGTGGCCCGCTTTTTACTCGATCATCTCCAAGCGTAAACCTCCAGTCGTCTTTGGCGAGCAGGTTGCGAGCAAGGATGGACGCGAATGGCTCGCCGGAATACGCGCTGACTTGGAAGGAGTGGGATATGCCGTCGGGGCTGCCGATCTGTGCTCTGCGGGCGTCGGAGCGCCGCACGTCAGACAACGACTTTACTGGGTGGCCGACGCCAACCTGTCCAACGAACACCGATGGACACCAGGCGGGAAACAACCGCTATGTGGACGGGTGCAAACAAATCCTGCGCGGATGGGCAACGCCGCGGGCGCGAGACTGGAAGGGGAATGGAATGAGTATAGCCCGTGCCAAAGCGGGGAAGAAACCAGACTGCTTGGATTTGCAATGCAAAATGGTGTGCCGAACTGGAACGGAACTACACTCGCCCTACTCTGCGAGGATGGCCCGCGACGTGCCTCCGCTGAATCCGGCGCATTCCC